ATTATTTCTTTATTTATAACGTATGTTATATTGTATTACGGAGGTTTTTTTGATGTATTCTTTAAATAAATATTAAAAACAAAAGCCACCACTTGCATATAAATTAATCTAGTCAGTTATTTTATTTCCACAGGCAAGTAGGTGGTTTTTTTAAGCGAAAACACTTGTTTAAAAGATAAATAAATCGTATTTTTAATAAAAAAAAGATTATGAATAAAATATTATCATTATTAGGATTGATGTTTATAGGATTAAAGTTGACTAATTTTATAGTTTGGAATTGGTGGCTAGTTTTATCGCCTTTTTTGTTTATTGTTTTATACTATTCTATTTTAGTTTCACTTTATTTATATGCTGCTCATTTAGAAAATAAAAATTTAGAAACAAGAAATAAATATAGGAAAAAAGGTAAATTTGAAAAGATGCTAGAAGAAGCACAAAAACAACACTATAGTAAAAAATGATTTCAATTAAAGAAGGAAAAATATTTGTACACGGAAAACAAACCGTAAACAATGAGTTAATAGGGATAGCATTAAAAGAATTTGCTGGAATGTACCCTAAAGGTGAAATAAATAAAAAAGTTGAAAAATGAGTGAATTATATGTATTTTTAATTGCAATATCAATATTTTTCTTATTCTTAGTAATAGATGACTTATTAACCTATCTAGAACATAAACAATCCTTATTGGAGTCATCAAAAGAAAAAGAAGAGTTAAGACACCTGAATTTAAAGTTGCGCCTAGAAAACAGAGAACTAAAAAAAGGAACAAAAGAATTAACTAGAGGATTAAATGAGTTTTCGGAAAATTAAAAGATATGGAGTCAAAAGGCCTAACTAAAAAAGAGTACAAGAAAAATCTAAGAATGATCGAAGAATTAATGAGGTTAAATAGGAAAGAAGATAAAATATTACTAAAAGTTTTAGCGATTCAAGTGGAAGAGTATGAAAACCTCCACTACGGCATAGAAGAGCCGACCAAAGAAGAGTTAGACAATTATTTAAAAGAGAATAAAATATAGGATTATGCATAAGATTGATATAAAACCTTTATCAGTAAATGAAGCATGGAAAGGTAAAAGATATAAGACTGATAAATATAAAAAGTATCAAAAAGATGTTTTAATTTTATTACCTAAATTGGACATAAATAAAGAATCTTTTTTAAATATAAATTTAGAGTTTGGATTTAGTAATTTAAGTAGTGATATTGATAACCCAGTAAAAATGATATTAGACATATTTCAAAAGAAATACGGATTTAATGATAGTAAGATATTTAAACTAAAATTATCTAAAAAAAAGGTTGAAAAGTCACAAGAATACTTTAAATTTGAAATAAAAGAAATAACAAAATAAAGATGGAACAAAAGATTGAACATTTGCTAATAGAATCAATAATAAAAAACAGCTACACTATTGATGATTTTCCAGACTCTTTACAAATAAGGCAAGTTTACCAATGTAAGACTAATTTTAAAGCAGCTTTTAATACTATACAAGCACTTAAAGAGCAATTGATGAAAATAGACTCATTCAGAGAAAAAAACGTGTTTAATCTATCTAATATGATAGGTGTACCGCCTTTTGTGTGTAGATTGTTAGTTAATGATATTTAGATATGAGATGGAACGATATAAATAAAGTATTACCAAAAGATAAAGAGGAAATAATTATTTACCACGAAGGTCTAAAAAAAGAATTTAAAAGAACATTCTATATTGAATTTTGGCAAAAACATAATAGAGTGACTTATTGCGATGAATTTTGTAGAAAATGGAAATCGATACAGTAAAAAGATATTGAAAATTTAGAGATATGAAAGAAGATATAATAAGCTTTGAGACAGCAACAATAGCTGATCAAATAGGATTCGATAGTATTTATATAAATAAATGTTATAATCAAGATAAAAAACTTTTAAATAAAGGTTTTCGTTTAAATTGGAATAAAGCAAAAGGATATAATGAAAAATATTACTCAGCACCTACGCAATCATTACTTCAAAAGTGGCTAAGGGAAAAGTATAATGTTTACGCAAATCCTATACCTAATTTCAAGAATGATATAGGTGAACATCATGCAGGTATAGTGTTATTAAGGAATGACAATGTTATTGACACAGTAATATTAAAAGATAAAAGGGGATTGAATAAGATTTTTATTTCTTTTGAAGAATCTCTAGAAGAAGTTTTAAAAGAATCTTGTAAAATAGTATTTAAAAATATTCATGACAATAAAGATTAACGGACACCAGGCTATCTGCACTTATCCAAACGGAGGAAACAAGATAATTAACTTTGGTTTTAAAGGTAAAAAGGTTATCTTTGATAATTCAGTGAATTACGATTTGAGAAGTAGAATAAGAAAAAAGTTGATTAATGAAAAAGCATAAAGAAAACAAGACTATAAAATTAAAGAGAAAAAATAAAGAGGTTATTATCCTAAACCAACAAGAAATCGAATACATAGTTAACAAGTGGTACACTAACGGAATGTATCCTGACATATTACAAGATGAAGACGGTAGAGATTTAGAGGAGATTTTAGATATTCAATATTAGTACGGTTTATTAATTAGTTTACAGCAAACCCTTAGTGTAAAAGCTAGGGGTTTTATTGTTTAATGAATTTTTCGTATATTTGTGTAAAAGAAATGAATATGGCTATAATAAATTTTAACAGAAAGTTAGTCGGATTACTAAAAGATTACATAGTAAATCAACACAACTACATTAAGGAGCTTGAGCAAGCTTTAAAAGAAAACGGATATAATAAACCTCATTACAATGCAAATGATAGAAGTAAATCAAGATTATTTCAATTAATGGTAAGTAAAACAGATATCGAGTTTGATAGATTTATTGATAAATTAAAATAAATAAAATGAAAAAAGGAATTGAGGAATTAGATGACGCAATAGAAGCACAAATAAAAAGTAAAAATATGGAAAATATCAACTTTAAAAAATGGCTAAAGAAAGAGCTAAATATAAAAAATGGGTTTTTAATTCAAAATATTAAAACAAAAAATCCACACTTAATTTCTTATGATTGTTTATTATTAGAAGATGTTAAGGGGTTTAGACTAGAAGTAGATACAAATGAATTAAAAGCTGATTTAACAATTTTAGGATCATTAATAGAATTTCAATACGATAACGTTGATTTTAAAAAAGGTGAAGAGCCGACCGTTGAAGATGTAATTGATTATATTGAATCGTGCAAAATTAAATAATATGAGTATAGAAAAATATTCACCTAGTTCGACTGATGTTGTTAGGGTGTTAATAGATAAATTGAATGATAGTAATTTTCGTGTAAAAGAACTAAAGATAAATAATTCAGATGTAGATTGCGAACTATTTAATTACATTGAATCCTATAACTTACAGGGTGATAAAGGATAATTTATATTCTCAAACAAAAAGCTATTTAGATGATGAAAGATATTAAAAAGAAAATGAGTAAAAAAGTAGAAGGGTTAGTGATAATGCTAGTAAGTAAAAAATACGACTTTATTGCTCCAAAAAATAATTATACTGAACTTTCTTTTTATAAGCGGTTTAAAAATTATAGAATAGAAATATTAATAAATGAAGTTTTAAGCGTTGCTGATGTTTCATTAATATATAAAATAGGTAAAGAACAGTATTCTAATAATAAAGAAGTAACAATTGATTATTTATGTGAATTAATGTGTGTAAGCGACGTTTATGATTCGTATTTGCAAGAAACACTTTTCAGGGATGTAATTAAAAAAATAAGTAATGAGTGAAGACAAAGGAGGAAGGCCAAAGGAAGGTATAGAGAACTTAAAAGATGATTGGTATCACGATGTGTTAGGACTTTACGAGGAGGGTGGCTCAGATGCCGAAATAAAAGCTTTAATATACACGTGGAGGGGTTCGTTTTCAAATGATTTATGGGAAAGATGGATGAAGGAAGAACCTCAGTTTTCGGAAACCATAAAAACAGGAAGGCTTTTATCAAAGGCATGGTGGTATAAAAACGGAAGGGAAAACCTAAAGGTAAGCGAGTTTAGTTATACGGGTTGGTATATGCAAATGAAAAACCGTTTCGGATGGTCAGATAAAAAAGACAAAGAAGACCCAGACAGCACTAAAGGACAGATAGTGATAAATAAATACTATTCTAAAGATGGAGATTAACATATCTTTTACCGAGGTATATGCAGAAATAGAAAAAGCCATTAATGATGGGTACAGGATAATAATAAACCAAGGTACTACACGTAGTTCAAAAACCCACTCACTTAACCAAAGAAGCTTCCTAAGTTTATTAGAAAAAAGGATGCATACTCAAACGGTAATGCGAGATACAAAAACAGCTTGCCGTAAGATTGTAGAAAAAGAGTTTATCGAGTTCTTAAAAGACCCAATGGGTAGGAGAAAAGCATTTGAAGATAAAGAAATATCAATAGAGCAATACAATAAGTACTTAAAAGAAGAAAGTTTATACCACTTACTTAAACACAATAAATCAAATCACACATTTACTTACGAGCCAACAGGTTCTGTACTTCTGTTTGATGGAGCAGATAGTGTCGATGATATCATAGGTATGGGTAATGATGTTATATGGATTAATGAGCCTTATAAATTTGACCCAGAGGTATTCAATCAATTAAAGCAAAGAACAAGAGGTGTAATAATAATAGATTTAAACCCTAAACAGACATTAACATGGTTAGAGCAATTGAAAGACAGGGAGGACACTATAGTGTTACATTCAACCTTTTTAAAAAATAGATTTTTAAGTACGTCGGTAAGAAATGAAATACTTGCTTACCAACCTTTGCAGGCTAAATTTATACCAAAAACTAAAGAAGTATTTTACAATAAGTATAATAGAGAAAATCATCTAGATGAGTCATACGATGATAAATTTAAGCTAATAAAGGATATTAAAAACAAAGAGGAAGCATTTAAAGAGATTGAATCAATAGATTTAACACATTTCCAGGAGCAGCAAGTTAAAAGGTGTTGGAACAATGAAAAACAAAATACAGCTAGTGCGTGGCATCATGAAGTGTATGGACTAGGAATAAAAGCGGAAGCTCCAAATAGAATATTTAGTGGGTGGACTAAAATAACTCAACAACAATATGATAGTTTTGAAGCTATGGAATTTTGGGGTAATGACTTTGGAGTAATTGACCCTAATTCTTTATCATCTGTAAAATACAAAGACGGATGTTTGTATGTCAATCTTCAAGTGTATAAACCTGAAAGTAAAATGACATATGCAAATGGCACGCAATATGATTTAGCTGAATACCTTCTATTGAATAGTACTCTAAAAACTGGCGATCATACCTATGTTATTTGCGATTCAGCAGACAATGATAGATATACGGATGAGTCTAAAGTTGAAAAGCTACGAGCAATGGGTATAAACGCCTTTAAAGTATCTAAGCCAAGAATAGTTGAACGTATTAACGTTTTAAAAAAATTAAAAGTATTTTACGTAGACAATGAATATTTAGAGAAAGAATACGAGGGTGCAGAATGGGAACAAGTAATAAGAAACGGTAAAATAATACAAAGACCAAACCCTCTTAAGCCAGATCACGCACTAGATAGTATTGGATATGTAGTGTGGAATATGCATCAAGAGGGCTATATTGATCTTGATGATGAGGTTAGTTAGCCCTTATATCTCATGGTTAATTAGTTTTTGTATAAGCGTCACTTTATCTATAGTTTTAGTTGGGCCTGTCTTGTTCTTACCTTTAGCAGAATAATATCTAAACGTATACCCTAAATCGCACACCTTGCGTAATTCGATAATAGTTAATAAATCATTTTCTAATCTATGACCTACAAGTTTAAGATCACTTTTTTCATGATTAGGATTTATTGATACCGGGAACTCGCAATACTCTATTAATTCAATAATAAATTTATTACTATTAACGAAGTCTAAATCCTTGTTACTTTCAATTAAAGACCTTACACCTATTATTTTGTCTAAATCTATATGTATATTATTTTTCATAACGTAAAAATAATTAAAAAAACCTTTGATATTATTTAGAATGATTTTAAATAAAAAATAATTCGTATATTTGTATTAAATTATTTACAAGGTTTGGATAAATCAAAAGAAAGTTTTATTAAAAGAGTCTCAAAAGGTTTTAATTACGCATGGAATGGAGTTGACCCAAACTATACTAAATTAACTAATGGGCAACACACCTATAATTACGATATAACAGGCCACAAAGACTTATCTAATTTGTTTGGTACTTTTGGGTCTAAGTCATATTATAAAGCAAACGAAAACTACAAAGATTATTACGTTTCAATACCTTATTTAAACACTGTAATAAACCTTATTGCTTCATTTACGGCTCAGGTAGATATAAAAGAAATAAAAGTAGATACAAACGAAGAGATTGAATACTCGCCTTATATCGATTTAATCAACAACCCTAATAAGTGGCAAAATAGAGATGAGTTCATTAAAGAGCTTACGATCAATATACTTACACAGGGTGCGGTTGTTCAGTCAGGGAATTACTTTGGTAGAAGTTATATAAAATCAAATGCTTATCTGTATAACCTAGATGGGTATAACTTAA